TTACTAGCAGGGATAGCCACCCCGGTTCCAGCAGCAGTCGTGTTGCCGATGACCGAGCTGTTGTAGATGGTCAGCGTGTAAGAACTGTTGTTCCAAATTATGTACTGCTTGGGGTTGGGCGGTGCGTACACGGCAAAGCTGGCTGCCGTTGTAGTCGTGAATGCCAGCGAAGCGTAGACAGCCTGGTTGGCTGACGCCGTTGCCGTAGACCCGCTGACATAAGTAAGCGCCTGATTGGCGCTAGTAACGGACACAGTCTGGAAACCCGTAATGGCAGGATCAATAACATACGACAACGTGTTGTTGGTCGTTGTGCCCCAGGTTCCCGGTTGGGCGCCGTTGGCGATCAGCTCGATCCGTAGATCAGGAGAGTAAGTAGACATGTTGTGTCCTTATCGAAAACGGGGGCCTCTCAGCCACATTGTTGCCGATTTACGCACTCCTGACGTAACCGGCACCACACGATGCTCCAAAAACGATGGAAACGCAATCACTGACCCCTTGACCAGCGGTGCGGTGTACTCGGAATATAGCCGAATCTGGAACTCTCCGCCAGCAAATTCGGCAGGATCATTAAGCAGACAGACAACCGTCAGCTTGCGGTCCAGGGGCAGCCCAGACAGGGGGAAAACATCCACGTGCCAGTTGTAATGCTGCTCCGGCCCGTACTCGGCAAACTGGATGTTCTCGTTGTCTGAGACGTAAAAATCCCACTTGCAGACCTGGTTGCCCTCAAAGGCGGTGTTTTTCAGGTAGATCTCCAGCCAATGGTTGGAGTCCGCAAAGTAAACGGTAGTGTTGCGGTGGATATGGTCTTGGACCTCCCCGTTGCTACCCATGGTGGCATCTTTGCTTGGCAGGGAAGAAAACTCCTCCACCGCCTTGTCGCAGATGTCGGCAGGGACAGTGCCCATGTACCAGATTGGGAGATGACTCATGGGGCGGGGGGTGTTGGGGTTGGTTGCGGCGGAGCCCACGGCGGCGTTACGTCTGTTATCGGATCGATTTTGTCCGCAATCTGTTTGGCAATCTGCGCGTTGACATGCTCTTCGTACATGCCGGTGACGACTGGTTGGACCCAGCTCAACACAATGGCCTCGGTCAGTTGGTCAAACGGCACGAAATCTGGCTGCGCAGGATCGGGCTGGAACGGTGTTGCGCCAGCAAAAGTGCCGGTGTTCCCATTCTCGTCAGTGCCTGTTTTAGTCCACTGCACGTTGACGACATAATTTGATAGCGGTCCAGCAGAGACTAAGACCTTCATGCCGGTTACTGCCCATGTATAAGTGACAGCCATTTTTACTCCTTATTTACTTTTGCTTCCAGCGCAGTCAACCGCTCATCAATTTCCTTGATGGCCTCAACCAACAGCGCCGACATTTCACCGTAGGCAATACTGTACCGAGTTTCCTCGCTACCGCCGACAACCTCTGGAACGATTGGCAAAACATCTTGCGCCAACATACCCATGTGGCGTTTGGTTTTATCTTCCAGGTCCGTGCGGGTGTAGGTACAACCGGCAAGTTGCTTAACCTTTTCCAGCGCGTTGCGGATTGGTTCAATGTTGTCTTTGACGCGCTCGTCAGAATCAGACCGCACAGAAGTTGCGGACTGGAGATAGTAAACATATGAGGTGCTATTTGGATCAACATAGTACCCGGTGTTATCACTGTCGTAGAAAATGGGTGCTCTAAAACTTCCATAAGCCTGTACATAATTTCCCGTATTTATGGATAACGCTACGGTTCCAGTACCTGATATGTCTGCACTAGACCCGTTTACCCAAAAATAAAACCCAGAGGCGGCGACAGAATAATCTACCCCAATACCAGAAAACTTAGTGCCGTTGGAACCAAATACAATAACTGGAAATGTGGACGCAAGATATAAATTGCGGTTCCAACCACCCGTCATGGAAGCGCCGCCATTATTTGTCAGCGTACCGTTAAGATTAGAACCACTTGCCGGGTCTACGTAATATCCGGTGTTGTCGCTGTCGTAGAAAAGAGGTGCTCTCAAACTGCCCAAAGACTGGGTATAAGCACTCGTAACAGCAAGAACTGATCCACTTCCTGTTGCAGTGCCGTTTGGATGAAGCCCAATAGTATCTATGCCTGCAAGTCCCGAACTTCCCTGAAAATAACTCAGACCATACGCAGTTGCGTTACCAAAACACCAAATTGGGTTTCTTGTGCTTACGTAGTAAACATCATTACGGAAACCGGTGTTACCGCTAGAGGTAACAACTCCGGCCATGGTTAAGTTGCCAGACATATCCATCTGAAGGCGGTTTGCACTGGCTGACCATCCGCCAATCCTAAACACGTTGTCCGAATCCAGACCCATGTTGATGGCATAGTACCCACCTTTGTGGAACGACATAAATGCCGAATTATTTCCTGTGGAATAGGCCTGCAACGGAGGGTTGCTCAAACTTCCAGAGGTTGGCCCAAGGTTAGACTGAAAATAATTTAGGCCCGTCCAAGTATTGGTTGTGCCTAAAATAGACGCGCCGGATGGTCCTGTTGGGCCAGTGGGGCCGGTAGGTCCCGTGGGACCAGGGCCGCCGGTAGGCCCCGTGGGGCCTGTAGGTCCAGGAGAACCCGTGGGGCCGGTGGCACCCGTAGGACCAGTAGGCCCGGTAGGCCCGGTAGGTCCAGTAGCGCCTTGCGCTCCTGTAGAAGTAATGGCCCACGAAGCAAACGTACCGGAACCGCCAGTCAGCGTCACGTTCACAGTCAGCGTGGTGCTGCTAAACGCCGTGATGTTGCCTTCCATGTAGTTGGAAACCGATGCCGTACTGAAAATACGGATGTACTGACCAACGGCAAATGCCGTAGCCGTAGATGCCAAATCGGTTGTAAACGTCTTGGAGCCCGTGGCAATAGCCACCGATGACGTCGATGTCATGGCGGTGTAGCCAAGACCCGTGGGGCCGGTAGGTCCCGTTGGTCCGGTCGGGCCGGATACGCCAGTAGCCCAAGTCCCATCACCACGCCAGAACGTAGTGGACGAAGCGCCCGTACCGCTGTTAAGGTTGGTAACCGGCAAATTGCCTGCAACGCCCGTCGCCAAAGGAACCTGGCCTGAACTGTTGACCAAAGCTCCGGTGGTTGCCAGGTTTGTAGCGTTTGTCATTCAATGTCCTCCACGGCGACCATGTACACCCAGTCACCCTCCAGCACGGGATCGCAGGGCACAAGGCGCTGCGTCTCGCTATCATACTCTCGGAACAGGTTTACGCGAACCAAATTGCGGTCACGCAGCTGCTCGTCCGTTGGGGGATACCACTCGCACAGCTCCCGGCAATCGGCCACCTTGGTCACAACTCCGTCAATTACTTCAGCTACTAGCATGGTCTACCTCAGAAAGTCGGGAAAGCGCCGCCCGGCGGCGTGAAGTTGGCGGTATATCGGGCCACGCCTTTAGTGATGCGCAGGTCATCAAGGTAACCGTTCCACGCGTACGTGTTTGTGCCGCCGTACCGACCAACGTATATAAACGAGCCTTGGTCAAGAAACGAGTTGGCCTGGCTGCTTTGCGTGACAGTCAGTGCGGTACCGTTTACATAGATTGCAATTGTGTTGCTGTTACGCACAACCGCCAGGTGGTACCAAGTGTTGATGCTGAACGCATACGTTGCCAGTGCCGCCGTTGAAGCCGATCCACCCAACTGAACCTCAAGGCCTGAAGAGGTTAGCGACACGTACTTTGACGATGTTGACGCATCATCGCTGACAATCATTTTGTAAACAGAACTGTTCTGCGCGACAGCCAGATACAGCCAAGTCTCAACCGTGAAGTTGCTGGCTGCCGGAATCGAGAACGTGCTGGTCTTTGGCAAAACAAGCCAGTCACCCGTGCCGTCCAAATAGACAGACCCCGTGCCGTACTTGACGATGCTGGTGCTGACCTGCGCGTTTCCAACCGTCTCCAAGTCGTTGATCGTCGTGTTGTCAAAGATGCCCGCGTTGGTTGCGTTGACCAACAACTGAGTATTGGTAATTGCGGTTACAGGGGCGGCGGGTGGCACGAAGGGGCCGGTGTAGACTGCCGTGCCCTTGACTAGACGGAAATTGGCAATATACCCAACCAAATTTCTTGTGGCATTGAAGTCAGCGCCAATGTATAAAGTTCCCACAAAGTTAGATGACTCTGTTGTTGATTGAGAAAAAGCCCCATTGATATAAAGAGACAATGTTGTGCCACTACGAACCAATGCAAAATGATTCCATTGCCCGGCGGCAGGCCAAGATGGATTTAATTTTACAGTTGCGTTATTAAAAATTTCTATCTTCGATGTTGCTGCTGTATAAAAAAACAACAAATTTGGCGTGGCAGAACCATAGCCAAACACCGTGTAATATCCTGTCGTTGGGTTTGCCGGCAGATAGTTCCAAAATTCAATTGTAAAATCACCTGCGCCTGGGTATAGATTGGTATTTGAAGCAGGGCCTACTAGATAATCCCCCGTGCCATCAAAGTATGCAGACCCGCCGTAGGTGGTCGTTGAATATGGCGTGGGGCCAGTTACCGTGTCGGTGAACGGGTTTGCGCGTCGGGGTGTTGCGTTGCCGTTCGCCGTGATGGTGAACGCGTTTGTGCTGTTGTCAATAAACGTGGTTGATTGACAGGTAAGCAACGAAGTCCCTGATATTGCAGTCAAAGGCGCAATTGGCGGTGTAAAGCCTGTGGTATAGACTGCCGT